CTAATGTCTGTGCAGAACTGAGATGCATCAATGCTGCCCTCAACGTGCAGCGAACGACCCCTCCGCGGGGCCGCGTCGCTGCACTACGCGAGCGCGGTCTCAAGATTCGTGTGGTCGCTTCCATGGAAGCCGACTGCTTGGTCTTGGGACACTGCGCTCGGAGAAGATTGATGTTAGGGCTAAAGAAATGGCCCATGCTTAAATCTTCTCTTGAGGGCAAGGCAATGACTGTAGGGCTCGAGCTTCAAGGGACATCTGGTCAAGTCTTGTCTTCGGACATGCGCGCGGCTACTGATCTCATACCATTCGACATCACTAATGCGATGATCGAGGGGTTGAGAAACAGTGGTCGCGTGCATCCCGTGGAACTTGAGGGACTCCGCCGTACGACGGGGCCCCAACAAGTGACTTGGCCAGACGGTGAGGTCAGGGTAACTTCGTGTGGTATCCTTATGGGATTACCCGCCACTTGGTCACTCCTGAACCTGTACCACGGTTGGTGTTGGCAGGCAGCTGTTGCTGCTACGCCTTTACCAACCGGTCCTCGAGCTCGGGGCAACACCGTCGATGTTCGTGCCCGCATATGCGGGGACGATCTTCTAGGTGTTGCCCTCCCTGCTGCCCTCGACGCTTATGAGGATCGTATGATCCGCACAGGCGCTGAGTTTTCAGCAGGGAAGCACTACAGAGCTACGAACAGGGGCGTTTTCCTTGAGACCTTATGGGAATTCCGGGGCAGAAAAGAGGTTGTTCCTAGCGGTTTAAAGCCGCTTTGGACTAACCTCTCACCTCGGGAGGATAGGAGAGGGGCCCGCGTCGATGTTAATCGGCGCGTGGCCCACAAGTGGCAGACTGTCTTCCGACTACCCGCTATGCCCCTTAGGGGACTAGTGAGTGCCGGAACCGCCGGCTCAGACGCAGATGCGCCTGAGTGGTGGTCAGCAGGTGTAACTGAATCGGCTTATGCCGAAAGTTACGACCTGAAGACAGTTGTCGCCGTTGCCCGCACACTACGGCCGTCCTTGCCAGGACAGTTCGCTGCTGTGGGCATCCCTCCTTTCCTCCCGAGGTTCTTAGGGGGAGCTGGACTTGTCCAGCTTTCTCCTAAGCTAAATGCCTCGGCCTACCACCGTAAGTCTCTCGCATCTCTTTTGTACGGAGTTGGGGATCATACTGACCCCTCTCCTTACGAAAGAGCTTGGAGCGATTCAAGACCATCGCCGTTCCGAGAAATCGGTACTGCGAAGGCCTGTTCCAGAATCGCTTGTGCGAGAGACACTGTTCCTTCGGACCCAGTCCTTTCGGATTGGATTCGCGTAGACGACATGGAAGAGTTGAGGGAGAATGTGATCCAAGTGACGGGTCGTCAGGCCGAGCTATTGCTCGGCCCCGACCCTGATAGATCACGGTATCCCTCTCTCCCCACTGTCGCCAAACGCGTTCGAAAGATCAGAGAGAGGCTTGTAAACAAGTGGGCTAGCGCCCACCCTGTTAACAAGCCTCTCGCGGTGGTAGTTTCCCATTGGAAGGAACTTAGAATGTCTGAGAAATCGTACATTCCGAAGTTCCTTTCATGGTCTCAAGTAAACGCCCTCTCCGGAGCGAAAGAATCTGTGGTTAAAATAGATTCTCTCGCAATGGAGATTCCGAATACTCCTTACCTTCTCTCTTGGCGGCGCTTGGCTAGCGCCGCCGCGTCCAGGGGTGAACACGAGTGGATTTATCCACCCGGGTTTGCCCCCAGGACCACTTACGTCTCCACAGT